TCATTCCAGCCTTCTTTTTGATGCGACGTAACTGAACAATTACGCGCCCTCCAAGAGGTTTCTGACCAGCATTTACTTTGGGGAAAGCCCACATTAGCTCCTGCTGATCAGGTACGCCTTCATTCCCCGAGATTGTCGGGATCGGTTCTTTATCACTCATACTCACTCCTAAATCACCATATTTCAGGTGCATCGTTAAAGCACTTTTCAGCGCGGCCTTTAGCCCCAAGGATTGGGGTTAATCTTCTCTGCCCTCTTGCTCTCGCAATAGGTTGTCGAGCGAATCAAGGGCGTATTTCAACCCCTGATACTCACCGACCATACGTTGGTATGACTCCCAGTTGAACGCATTCCCCAAGGCAAGGGAATGAGCCAATTCTGCTTGTCGAACTTTGATCACATGGATCAATTGTGAAATCATTTTTTCTTAGCTTGCGCCAAACCGCCTTGGGGCTTGGTATTGCCCTTTGGTTGCATGCTTTGGCCTGTGAGCTTCTCGCCCATTGCCATGCGCTTGTGTTGTTTCACGTTAATGCTCTTTTGCTCTTGATCAGATGTTGACATTGGGGACTCCTTGAGGTTGTGGCATACCTTGTGGCATACCTTGGGGTGGCATGCCTTGTGGCGGTGCCGTTGGTGCTCCCATTTGGGGGGCAGGAACTGGTGCTGTTGCAATATCTGCAATTGTTTGATGCGTTAACTTTGCATTCTCGATTGCAATCTTGGTTTTATTGTCTTCCAAGTGCTTTTGCATATCCATCTGCAATTTTTGAGTGTCCAACTGCAAACGTGCTTGATCGTCTTGCGCCTTGCGCTGAGTCTCTGCCATGCTTGTATCGCGTACAACTTGCGCATCTGGTGGCAGGTTTTGTTTCTGCGATTGCTGGCGCTTTTGAGCCTGTTGAATCAACCCTTGGAACGCTGGGGCAAACTGTTGGAACACTTCCTTTACGTCCATGGTTACGTGCGCTCCAACAGCCGTGTAAAGTTGGTCAATCGTGCCAGTCAACAATGGATCATCGTAGTTATCCACAGGTCTTCCGCCACGCGATTGCGCAACATAACCATTGCTACGGTTCAGATACCACAGCGTCATGTGTTGTTTGATGTGCTCAATCAAATTGTTTAAGTACATTGGATCCGCAAACGGCGACTGACCCAAAAATGGGTTGGTAGAAAACTGTAAGTGATCTTGAATGTGCGCAATGTGATCCTGCTGTATGTACGCATACGCAGGCTGACCAATCAACATAGCCGCATTCTCATCAGCAGAAGTACGCTGTTCAGGCGCAGGAACTTCTTTCATCAACTCATTGATGTTTGGAATTTTCATTTGTTTAAGTGACCGCGCCAACACCTTATCCATGTTGAACTGATTAGGGTGCTTGTCCGCCAACATCAACACGGCCTGCATCTGGGCCATACGCTGAGTCTCAGAGAAAATGTGCGGATCCGATACAGGGATAACGTCCGTGTTTTTCTGAAAGTCTTCGCGGGTGATCTCAAGATCAGCCACCACGTCAGACTTGCGCATCTCGTTAAAGTGCCAACGATTCAAACGGCACAAGATCTTGAGCACACGCGCTTGCGATTGGTGCAAACGTGCGTGAATTGACGAAAACACCGCCGCACCTTGCTCAATTAGCGCTTGGGTAGTCCCTACAGGGGCGTTAGCGTTGACGTCAGCAATCTTCTCTTCACTGGTGGACACTACCCCCTTAGCCGCCGTATCAAGCCATCCTAGAAGCTGAAACAACACCACGCTTGGAGGGTTGAACGGCATAGGCATAGCAATTTGGCGAATGTCTTGGACGCCCGGCGCTCCCTCAATCTCCACAATCTGCGTCACGTCCACTTGTTGGGACTGACCAGACATCTTTGCGCCCTTGAGCTTCAGCATGGTCGCAGCGTTGTTAATGTGGGCAGAGTCCAACAGCGCTCGTAAAGAGCCTGTAAGGGCCGCTGAAAGCCCTCCAATGAGGTGTGGCAGACCAATAGCGTAAGCACCACGCCATGGGATAAACTTAAACTCAACAATCCAATCTAACTTGGTCATTGTCTCGTCTTGCTCTTCCCAGTTGCGATACATCCCAATCACTTCGTTGTCGAGTTCATCAATCATCAAAATGTAAGGGGCCATCTCACCGTTGGCATATTTGTCGTCTTCCAACTCCAGATACGTGTAGATGTGATAGACGTTGCGCAAACCGTCTTCGTTGTCTTCCCACTTCTTACCCTCAATCTTGTCGTTGGCTTTCTGCGCCCTAGTTAAATCAGGCTCCATGGAAGATGGGATCAAATCTATGTTGCGGTACATGCCGTTGGCTACACGGCGGTTAAATTCCCATGCCGTGATCTCATGCACCTCTGCAGCACGTTGTGCCGTGTAAAAATTGCTCGCCGCAAACGGCAAAATAATCCTGTCAATTGGAACAAACTCCACGCAGGGACGTTTTTTCTGCTCATCAAACCAAACCTTGAAATACTGCGAGCCACCCAATGGCAACTGAGTCAGCAACTGCTCTTGCTCATCGCGAAACTCTTCAATCTGCTCAGTAATCTGCCAGTTTAGGTAGTCGCGCTTACGCTCCGCCTTTTCAATCTTGATGTCGTCAACCTTGCCCATGATTTTGGTACGCACTGGGCCATCAGGGGGAAACATCTCTTTGATCGCTTTGGCGGCAAAGTCAACACAGCCCTCGGCCATCGCAGGGTGTACCACTTTTGATGCGCCACTGAAGGTAGCGCCACCGGGGGCATCATTCCCCATGCCCGTGCGCTTAATACCCTCTTCGTATTGTTTGTCCCTCAACTCACGCGCTGACTTGTCCTTCTTGAGTAAGTCAATGTAGCGCATAGCCAACTTAGACATCTCGTACTCGTTGAATGTCTCCGCCATGTTTGCGTAAAAGTCTGGGTTCTCTTCTGGGCCATCGTCTGGCAACGTAACAACAGCCGAACCATCTGGCATCTCTTCAATGTCAGTCAGATCCTCAGGCATGTCTACGTCAGCACTTCCGTCTTCGTTCTCAGTGATCATGGGATCTTGTGTTAAGTCAAGTTCGTCCATCATTTAACTTTCTTCTTGCGGCTCAATTCAAGCTGCATGGTGTCTTGATCGTTGTGGAGTGTAACCTTGCCACCAGCCTTGTAACCAAGTCTTTTGCGCATTGCCGTTTCATATTCGCCCAATTGGTTGATGTACTGCTCATCAATTGGCTCACGAATAATGTTCATTTTTGCTTGGTTGAATGGGACAACAGTTTTTTCCATGCCCATTGCCTTAATTTCTTTCATGGCATTGGCATTTGAACGTGGTGCCAACAACTGGAATGGTGTTGTGTAACGTGTTTTGCCCTTGAGCTTTGATGGTAAATCGTAACCATAAGTTGTGTGAGGCGAAGTACTTTCTTTTAAATCTTTTGTAGGATCAAACTGAATAATTGCTGATCCTCCTGCACCAGTTTCAATGTTGCGAAGTTCTGGGTGCGTCAAGGCAAAGACCAAATCATCCATTTTCTGTTTGCCGCCAGACAAATATTTGTCTTTGCTCAACAAACCAATCATCTTCTTGCGCATGCCAGAGTTAAAAATTCCTTGCAACATAATGTCGTTTGGGTTTTCAAAGCCGGGAAACGTCGGGTACGGTATGTCATGCTTACTAGACGTTGTTTTTACATTGCGCATTAAATGATTTAACTCTGCAATTTTTTCAGGCGGTGCATTATGTGGTTGATGATGTGACAACACAGAATCCAACGTATGCACAGCATGGTTTAACGACTCAGGACTCATTTTATGGTACTGACCATAAATGTCCGCATCGGGATTTTCTTTGTGCAATTTTTTTACAACATTGTACAAACCCGCGCTTGCACCCAAGTCACTAGCCCAAGCATTTGGATGTCCATAAGCGCCGTATTTGTAACCTCCAAGCATTGGAACGTCGCTCTCAAGCTTCTGACCACCAACGCCACGCAAGTACTCACCAGCCTTAGGCATTTTTACGCCTAAACGAGCGGGGTTGCGTTTGCGGGGGATGACACCGCCACGGCTTGGGTCACCGGGGACGCCGACCATGTTGGAACCTTTGATGTCCTCGTAATTAATTACGGGCGTAGGAATTTCTTTGCCACCGCTTTTGATATCAACTTGCAAAGTTTTTTCACGCTCTAGCTGTTGCTTGGATTTCTTGTTGGGATTTTCTTCACCAGCAATTTGACGTGCAATGCGGTCTGCATGCGTTTCAATGTCTTGCTTGCTCAATGGCGCGGAAGGTTCGTAGTGCAGACCGCCATTAGCGTAGCGTTGCAACTCCATCTTCATTTGATTGACGGATGGCTGTCCACCCTTCTTCAAACCCTGTGGCTTTATTGCAGCCATAGCTTGACCTTGCGGTGTCATGCTCAGGATGTTGCTTCCCATCTGATTGGGGTTGGCATTAGGCATAGGAGGCATACCAGTGCCATCTGCAGTGGGGATTTTGTCACCTTGGGGAACTTGATCCATGCCTTGTTGTTGTCCCGCTGGTGGCGCATTGGGCATCAACTGTTGACCGGGCTGCTGTTGGCTCATGTCAATCCCACCTATCGGCAGATCCCCCTTGGACGTGTCTACACCGCCCACAGGCATCTCCCCGTTGTCAGGACGACCCACCGTAGGTACATACGCCTTGATGCCCATGTTAGGGGCTTCGTTCGCTCCTACGGACTGCAACTGACTCAACCCTTTGAATCGATTGTTGTTCATCAACTCACCACGCATCTGATTGATGGACGGGGCTATAGATCCGCCCATCGCCTTGCGAACCACCCCACCTCTTTTCATTATGGAGTTTTTGCTGATGTTTGGTGCGTTTGCAGGCATCGCAGTAGGCGCAGTCGTTTGCTCTGGGGCGTAGTACTTTGAGAACACCGACCCAATTGTGTTTTCATCCAAGCCGCTTTTTAAGAATTGATCTCGCAAAGCATTTACCGCATCAGCGCCACCCAAAGCGCTATATGCACGACTGTAGTCAGGCACTGCAGGGGCCGCTGGAGCCGCTGGAGCCGCTGGAGCCGCTGGAGCCGCCATTGCTAACGGGGAAGGTGCCTCTGTAGTAATTGGCGGAGATGCCAAGTTCTGTAGGTTTGTCCAATCAGTATTGGATTGCGCTCCACCCGCAGACTCAACCGCTTGTCGGATCTGCGCGTCTGATGCGCCACCTTTTAAGTAATCGTTGTATCTATTGGCTTTGTCTTGAGCCGTGCCAGTGAATGTAGATGGATCAATGTTGCCAAACAATGGGTTGTACAGGGTGGAGTTTGGGTTTGCAATTCTCTGGTTTACATTTGCTTGATTGGCAGTATCAACAGCGCCTTGTGTGTTGAGTTGAACAAATGGGCTAGAGTCTTCAGTTGGATTGCCTGCGTGACCAAAATCCGACAGGTTGAAGAACGACATGTCCTTGTAACGTCCCGAGTTTTCATTTGCCAATCGATTGTTGTAGTCTTCAATAACTTTGTTGTCTACGTCCTTTGGGCCAAAACCTTGCAATATAAGCCAAGAGTCTTTGCCACTTTGATTTGCATAATCTCCGACATTTTTTGTAAAGTTTGCAAAGTTGTTTAGCATCTCTGGCGTGGCCGTTTTTGAGTCAACCGCATACGGATCGGTCACCACAAAGTCAGCAGCATCAACGTAATCGCGCAACTGTTGATCAGTCGCCCCGGGAACTTTGCGAGGGTGATCACCCGCAGTTGTGGTAACTCCATCACCAAACCTGTCTGACGCATACGGTGTCAACACAACACCAGCTTGATAGCCTTGGTCACGCGCCCACTTGACAGCCTTATCAAGTCGCTCACCAGTGGGCGAGTTTTCGCCCCAGTATCCTTCATCGCTTACTACAACACGTTTGTTGGGGTGATCCCAAAATAGTGTTATGGGGCCAACTCCGGGGACATCTTGAAAAGTGGTGTTTTGTTTTACGTTGTAGTTATAAGGCTGAAGTGTTTGTGAGTTCACCCCGCCACCATCCGCCTTGCGCATGATCCGTTTATCATCCCGAACGTTCACATGGTAGCCGTCGTAACCAGCCTTCTTGATAGCCATCTGGATACGTGGATCCTCAATGGACTTGTAGCTTCCCTGAGATATAAACTGCGCCAAGTGCTTTGCCACATCAGGAATCTTGTTGAAGTCCCTGTGCTTGGCCGCTATGTTAGCCACGTTCTCTACGTGCTCAGGGTTCTCGTAGTCAAATGGTTTCACGGTGCCTCCTTGGGCTTTATGGATGATGCCACCACGGGCATACGACTCACGCTCACCATAGGTAGGCTTATGCGCCAACACCAACGGGCCAATCTGCACCACATGCTTGGCATGCGTTACAGGTCTTAATGTCTTACGATCATAGAAGTAACCATGGCGTCTTGGATCCATGCCCACCTGCGCATAGTCAGGGTGGTGTAAGTTCTTCCTGATGTGTTCGACCGCCTCGTCTTCGGTCATGTGGTGAAGCTCACCCTTGATACGTGCGAACGGTGACTTGTTGTCCTCACCAGTGGCAACCTTGATGGCCTTGCTGGGGCCAGCGTCAAACGTGGCGTTTTTCACCGAAGAGACAGGGCCATACGACGTCTTGCGCTTGTCCTCGCCCTTACCCTCTTCGTCGTGGATAGAGTTAACCCAGACGCCGTGAGCTTCGTATGCGGGGATGTCCAAACGCAGACCGACCTTGCGACCTACAGGCCAGTCCTCATGACCGCGCCAATGGGGTTTCTTGTTCTCCATCAACGCACGGTCAGCATCCGCATCTGACGCAGGCTTGGGAACGAACTCATACGGCTTGACAGGCTTGTGCTTGTTGACCACCTTGTCATACGCCTCGTGGCTCATCTTGCCTTCGCTGACCTTACGAGCCGCCGCTTCCATGGCTGGGTTCTTACGCTGGATAGCTTCGTCTTTGACAGTGGGGCGGACTTCGACATTGCCACCCTTGTTATACAGTTCAGGCAGTTGTGGACGGTTAGCCGCCAGCAGGTTGCGGTTCTCAAGGTTCCTGTGCTCTTGCGCAGTCAGGTCGGCAGGTAGCAATGATCGGCCTTCTGGTGTCACTAATCGCTTCTCACCCAATACCTGCTTCATCTTTTGAATTGTAGCTTCACTGGTGGGCTTCATTGGCATCGACATCCGCATTCTGGCAGTTGGCATTAGTTGAACCAAGGATTTCTTTGCACCCTTACTGGAAAGCACTCGGGAACGGTGACGACCTTCGTGACCTTCAATGCTTGGCAGGTACGCAGGGTCACGGTGACCCAATTCAAGATATGGCACTTCATCAAAGCCACCTTTCAGTTTTGCCAAATGTTTTAGGTAATCATCAAAGTTCAGTACTTTATCGTCGCGTGTCTTGCGATTGGCGCTTGTGTTGTCTTCATTCAATCGCTCGGCAAACTTCTCAAAGTCCGCTGGGTTCATGGACATCAGACTGGCATCAGGTCGTTCAAACGTAAACTTCAGAGTTTCTGGGTTGAACATGCGCTCAAGGTTTGGTATCTCATCTGCCGCACGTTGCACACGCTTTCCAGCAAACTCACCCTTGCTCTGGCGAATATGGCGCTCAATGTCCTTTATGGAGCCACCCTTGGCGGCTAGTGCCTGACGCATTTGATCGACGCTGGGTTGTTTAGCCATGGTTGCCCTCAGTGAATGGGTCGATTATGCCTTTACTGGCACGGCACGTCCATAAAATTAAGTCCGTAGGCCCTACGGACTTATTCTGCATAAGGGTTTACCTTACCCTTAGAACGTTTGTTGTACTCGTCGGCGTCATAGATGTCGTCCTCGTCCAGATCATCCCTTGGGGGTGCGTCAATGCTGATCCACCCGCCATCACGCATGTACCGTAGGCCCTGCGAGATACAGTCCACGAATTCGTCGTGTACCGTCTCAGGGAACGAGCAGATCTGGCTGACCATACCCTCGGCCCAGTCACGCACGAAACCCTTCTTCACGGTGCTCTCAGGCACCCACACGCGCCCTGCCTTGATGATGTTCGCCACGATACTCAGGCGTTGGATCTTGTCAGCGCGTCCCGGGTTATACGCATGCACGGGCAAGTGCGCTCGTTGCAAGTCTTGGATCAAGGATATACCAGCGCTCTTGTCCTCCACCAGAATCAAGTCCACCAGCTTCTTGTCCTTCCCCTCACCGTACACCGTCTCGTACTCGTCGATCACCTTTGGGCGTAGGTCAGGATACTGTAGGTGCTCCTGCCAGCAGTCCAACACCATCACGCACATGCCACCATCCATGGGCTTGAACGCGCCCAGTGTGATGCACCCAGTCGGGTCGTTGTGCGTCTTGTCGGACGTTGCGCAGTCGTAGCTCTGGATGATGTACTCCAGCTTAGGGAACGGCTTGTGTGACGGCCATAGCTTGAACCAGTCCCTGCGCACGATACCGCCCTCCTCAGGATCGATTAGTTCGGCGTGGATCTCTTGACGTCCAAGGTTAGTCCCCTCGTACTGCAGGATCTGCTTTTGGAACGATGGCGCAAGGTTCTTGATGTTGCTGTACGTGCTGGCGCGTGTAATCGCTACATCGTCACCCTCGCGCTCGATCAACTCCAAGACCACTTCTTTGGGCTTGGGCGTGGTCGAGCATATGAGCTTAGTCCTTTGGCCCAGTCGGATACCGAACTGAATCATGTCCCATGACTCGCGCAGGTACTCCCATGCCGCCAACTCGTCGAGCCACCCACCGTGGAACTGTGGCCCCCTGAATCGATCAGGCTCACTTGCAGGGATGCCGATCAGTAGTGACCCATTGATCAGCGTCAGCTTGGGCATGGGGTTGCTGACGTAGTTGAGCCTGATCTCAGGGGGGATAACTGCCAGCAATCCTGAGTCACCCTCGAAGCACACGCCCCTCAAGTCATTGCTCGTAGGTGCGGACACCAGCCACCGTGTGTTGGGTTGCTCCCATGCCCACCATGCCAGCGTCTCAGCCGCCGCTCGGGTCTTGCCTGCTCCACGGCCAGCCAGCATGAGCCAGATACTCCACCAGTCACCCGACGGCTCGATCTGATGCTTGTACGCCTGACTGCCCAGCCATTTGAGTTGCCAATTGATCACCGCCTGTTCAGTAGGGTGAAGCGCTAGAAACTCCTTCTGGATACTGGGATCATCCAGCACTGCGTCCAACGCGCTCACTCAGCCTGCCGCGATAGCTTGATGTTCTTCAGCAACTCACCGAACACCGTCACGTTGTGCTCGATCACCAACGGCTTGCTGTCGTCACCCACATGCTCTTGACGCGCCAACTTGGGAATGTGGTACTCCACTATGCTCTGGAACATGTCGAACGCCTTCGCCGGGTTCGGTGGCACTATGTAACCATCGTTCTCATAATTCTTCACACCGTCAGCCACCTTGTCGAGCCATCCAGTGAGCCTGTGAGCGTTTCCATCAACAAATGAGGCTATGGCCTGTCTTGCGTCTGATGTCGCCTTGTTGGGGCTTCCAGCAGGCCTGCCGCCACCCTTCTTCACTGGGGTCATATTGCACTCCCCATAAACTCAAGTTGTATATTCTTGATTTGAAAACTAATTGATACATCGGTCATATTTCAGTCCTTTCACGCATATCTCAGCGCATACTGAAGTTTACCCTTATGTTTGTTCGTTGTGAAGTTGTGTTGTATCCCTCATGATTTCTTCATTCACTCTGTTTATTCTTTTCATTGTCTCTAGGACTTGTTCAAGCTCTTCGACTGTGTACAGCCCTACGATGTAGGTTTTGTCGGGCGCGTAGATTTGGTAGTTCTGTTCGTCACTCATAGCTGGTGCCCATTATCTTGTTTGTTGCCCATCTCTTGTAGTTTTTGAGTTCTTCGATCTCAGTCTCCAAGCGTTCAACCTTGCCCTGCAAACTCTTTATGCGGCTTGCGGCGTGGTCTATCCACTCCTTAACTTCCATGGGCATGCTGAACTCTTGTTGCTTGTTGACCTTAGCCACCGTCTTGGTCATCACCAACACTTTCTTTGCGGGTGCCCTCTTTGGCGCGGCTTTGGCCGCTACCTTCTTTGCTGTTGCCATTACATTTCCTTTAAGTAGTCACGTACTGTATCCATGTCCTGCGCAGACACCGTCCACTCAGGAATGCCACCGTCCAAGCTCAAGCCACCCTTTGCGTCACCGTAGCCGTCTGTACCCAAGATGGTAGACACGTAGTAGCGCGAGACAAACTGACCGAACTCAGTGTGCGGGTAACGCGCATCGTAGAACTCCACCAGCGGCTTGTCACCGTCGTGAGTCAAGCAAAAGTCGCGACCATACTTGTCGCCTTGGTTAACTACGCGAACGTTGAATTTTGAAACTGTGATCATGATAATTTTCCTTTGATTTAAACCTGCGATGTTGCAGTGATTGGAATTCTAACATGGAATTAAAGGAGGGCGTCAACCCCCCTTTTTATTTATTTTGATGCCTTGGGGCGCTGGATAATGGTCTGCTTAACGCCTTCACGCACACCGTGCTCTTTGATGGTAGCCGTGATGGTGAGGGTGTCACCCTTACCGCGTGGCTGGCCTTCTGGCGTCCAACCAACTACGGTGGAGTTGCCTTTGTAGATCACAGTGTTTTTGTCTGCGTCTTCCATGATGTAGATGTAGCTGGTGCCGTACATGCCGTGGAGCACAACGATGTGACCGATTGTGAGTGTCAGGTTGATCTTCTCGCCCACAGTGCCAAGGTGCTGGCGGTTTGCGTCCAGAGCGACTTTTTTATCTGCCCACTCAGCCTTGCGAGCGGCACGGGCATCAATACCCTTGATGACCGCCTCGGACTGCTTTGGGCTGAGTTTGCCAAAAGTGTCCAGAGCAGAAGCCATGGAACCCATGAAGCCTTCTTTGTACGACACGTTGCCGTAGTCGTTGTATACGCGACCGTCTTCAGCGGCGTCCAAAATTTCCAATGCGCGTGGAGTATTTTCCAACCACGTTTTACGTGCGTTGGCGAGAATGTTGCGCTTGCGACCTGCTTCCCATGCTGCTTGATGTTCGACGTTTGCCATGTTGATCTCCTGTAATAACCTGCTAATTTTGCAGTGAGTAGAATTCTAACATGGAATTACAGCATTATTTAACTAAGTGCTTTCCCTAGTATCTAAACAGAAACAATTACACTTACTGACGCAATATTTTGTTTTCAAGTTTGTCCAAGTAAATCCTCTCTTCCTCATCAGTAACAGGGACAGCATTTTCGAAGAGCGTACCCGCCTCCAGTTGCTGGTGCAGGTCTGCAATCAGTGCCTGCAGTTCCTCTTGGGTGCCATCGAAGTTATCGAAGCACCCTTCCGCAAATTTAAGCTTTAGCTTAGTCATTTTCGTCCAGTCTTTCCAGTAATTCGCAAGATCCAACAGGCTTGGCAGTGCCACTTTGCGCCTATTTCAACTCCGCCCTCGGGCGGTTTGCTTACCTTGCACTTGTTGCAATCCTTGTGTTTGTGTGAGGGCTGGGTATCGCCCAGCTTAATTTGATGCATCATTGCCTTTGTGATGGTATGCGGTTCAGAATCGCTTCTGAGGCGTTTTTGAGGGCTGTGGCTACTTCCCCCTCATCTTCCTCTTCTGCGAGCCTCAGGAGCAGCCTAGAGCACTCATTGCGCTCAATCATGATGGCTCTCTTTGTTGTCTGGATAGCCACCGTCATGATCTCCGCTTTTGCTATTGCCAAGGTAGCGTCAAATTCCTGCTGGGTGTAGAACTCCACCGCCCCTGATACGCCCAACAGTTGTCGGGCTAATTGGCTTACTTCTTTTGTCATTGCTTTCTTTCCATCGGTTTTGCTAAAAGCCATTTGTCGCCCAACCATTGGATTGAACGCACCCACTGCTTGCGGTTGTGCCTGCACACACTGCGCGGGACGTCAGGGTAATCGTAGAGGGCTTGCGCCCTACGAATCAGTTCTCTTGTGTTCATGCTGTCACCTCCTTAGCCAAGATGGCCTGCAGCCCCTTGAGCATTTGCTCTGCCTCTGAGCGGGACAGAGTGCAATGCATGCTTGATCCTGTGCGTTGCAGGCTCAGCCAAACGCCGCCGTCATCCCACTCGTCCACGCTGATGCGGACGTCGTTTTCGGTGTAGATAGTTGTAATGATGTCGTTCATGCTGTTTCTCCTTCGCGTTGCAGAATTTTCTTAACGAGACTTTCGAGGCCTTGTGCGGACGGAACTTCTTCCAAGTACTCAAGCACAAATTTAAATGCGCTGGCTCTGCCTGCGTCAAAACTTTCAAGTCGATCAGCACTTATTTGTTTTGCTATTTCTGCGTAGTTCATGGTGTTCTCCTGTTGTGGGGCCGTAGCCCCCATTAAATTATTTACCTAAAATCATTCGAATGCATTCGGGGCAGAAACATATTTCGACTGAATGCTTGATATCGTCTCGCAACTCTTTTATGGAGTCGTATGCGTGGGTGTGGCACAACGACATTGGGTCATGGTTAAATTTCCAACCGCCGGGCAAATTCAAGATAAAGACATCGGGTTCGTCGGTGTCCACATCACGGGCCACGTTAAGTCTGTATTTCATAGTGGCCCCTTGATTACTTGGATGGAGTGACGCGGATGTCAGCGCGACCTTCCTTACGAAAGGTGTTAAGCACATTGTCTTGGATGCCGTAAGTCACGCACAGTTTCTTGTAGTCGACACCTCCTGAAACTGCAATCAGTTGCACGTTGACGCTGTGAAGCTCGCCCTTGTGCTCGCCTTCGCCGTACTTGTTTGCAATGTCTGCTTTGGCTTTTTTGATCTTGATCTCAAGAGCTTTGATTTGCTGGTCTAAAACGTAGAGCGCATCGATGTCTGAAGTGATGGTGCTGATCAGAGCTTCGGTCTGAATCTGTGTAGTAACTGCTGTCATGATAATCCTTGGTTAAACCCGCTAACGTTGCGGTAGAAGAAGTATAACATGAAGTTAGAGGAGTCTTGCAAGTCTTTTTGCAAATTATTTTCATTTATTTATCTAGGTGCTTTCCCTAAGTCGTTTTATGGTCACGTTCAGGGCATCCAACTCGTCCATCTTAGCTATGGCCCAAGCACGTTTCTCCCCGTGCCAGCCCATCTTTGAGCCTTGGTGGCACGACTTGCACAGAGCCACGCAGGTGTACTGG